GTAATAAACCTTACACCATCAATGTTTTCATCTTGCTCACTTCTTGCGTTTCCTCTTGCAGTTCCTGTACTTACAAAATTGTAAACTTTGCTTAATAAACTTTCTTTAGTTTCTTTAGCTAATATTTCATTTTCTGTATCATCATTATCGTAATCTACTTCGCTTTCATCAATTAAAAGCCATTTAACGTTTGCTGTTTCGCCTAATTCTATTAAACTATTAGCTACATTATCATCTAAATTATCTTCGCTTAAACAACAAGTATGTGCAGATAATTGCGTTCCTGTTTCTTCTGTTACTTGGTCTGCTGTTTGTGCATTTGTTAAATCTGTAAATTCTAAAGGTTGTATTGTTTTAAAGTATAATTTTAACTTAATATTATTAACTGCTAAAATAATATCTAACGCTTCGATAATTTCTAATTGGTATGGTTTGATAACTAAATTATCATATAACAAAGTTGCTGTTTTAATTTCATCTGCATTGTTAGAAAAACCACCACCAGCATCACGAATACCTAAAAGCATAGGACTTGTTACTCTATGCCCTACAACTAATTTTTCAAAACATTCTTTAGATAAATATTCGTAGTGTGCTGGTGCATCGTTTAAAGGAATATCATCTACAGTAGTTTTATTTTCTACCGAGCTGTTAAATCCTACAATTACTTTTTCACCTCTTGCACCTGTTAATTTTCTTTTAACCTCGTTTGCAATTTCTTCTCTTTTTTCTTCAGGTGGTACACCGTTATTAAAGTTTATAACTTTAGTACCACTAAAACCATTCATTACATCGTTAATCAAATAATCAGATATTTCTTCTTCTAACTTTGCGTATGGTAAAGCACCAGAATAATCTATTGGAGTGTAATAATGATAACCACTAATATAAGGTTTAATAACGTAAATTTCAACTTCTTTTTTATCACCAAAACCAAAAGCAGGAATACGTTTTAATTCTTCACTTGGTTTTTTATTATTCCAATCAGGGTGATAATACCAAGCTTCAATTTCTCCTTTGTCATTACATTTTTCAGCACGTAAAGTATGCATCGGAAAATGGTCTACGAATTTAACCTCGCCTTTTTCATATCCAATTTGCATTGCAGCCATTCCTAATAACTTGCGTTCTAAACCTACTTTCTTTAAACAGTTAGGTTTGATAATAGAAATCATTTTAGCGTACTCATCAGGTTTTTTATTTGCATCTAATGCTGACAAACCTTTTCCGTAAATCATATTAGAAACACCTGTTATAATAGCGTTGTTTGTTGTGCTGTATAAATACCTTTCAATTAAAAAATTAAAATAATTATTATCTAATCCGTATTCTACAAACTCACCCTTTTTACTTTCGTTTATTTGTGGTGAAGTATATGCACTTAAATTTAAAATGTGAAACATATTATTCAAATATTTTATAATCGTTATTTGTTGTATGTTGAGTATATTCGTCTTTGTTAATCGTATAACTTGCAATAGTTTGATTTGTACAAAAAACTTTATCTCGATAAACTATATCCGTACCATTTAAAATAGTAAGTGTATAATATTTATTTTGTTTAATTGGGAATATTTTAGAAGTAGTAACGTAATATCTATCTATTGAAAACGTGCAATTTAATTCTACTTCTATGTTAGTTTCCTCATCTCTCAATACAATAGCATTAGCATTACTACCATAAATAATAGCGTTTAATGTTTGAGCAGTTGCTTGTTCTCGTAAGATTATCATATTCTTTTATTATTAAAACACAAAAGTTACGATTTTGTTAAAGCAAAAAAAAGCGTATTAGTTAAAATACGCTTTTTAAAATTTATCAAATGATTAAATTAAATACCATTTACAACCGTAAACCCAGCTAAAACTAAAGTAGTATCTATAAAATTAGCAGGTACTCTTTCCATTCCTGTTAAGCTTAAAGTGTAACCAGATAAATCTCCCATTGCTCCGCCTGTTACAATAGTACCACCTGTTACATCCATTCCGTGTTGTAAACCTGCATAAAATA